TTAGGTTGCCAATAGCTTTTTTAGCTCCAATTTTAGGAGTAAAATGCATTTCGTTTTTAGTAAAACTATCGCCCCAATTATACTCAGCTTCTGCAGATGCATAAACTGTAGCTAATGGTGATTCTGCGGTTCCGATATTACTATCGATGGTTTTACCAACAGATACATTAAAATCTGTATTGGTACCGTTGTCAACTAATTGTACTCCTAGATCTAATGCGCCATTCGTATTGTAGACACTTACTTTTCTTGTAGTATCATTAGTTGATAGTTCCACACCATAAGCAGGACCTTCTGCGGCCATAGTTACTGATGTGTTGTTATAATCTTCTGCGTTAGCAGTAGAAAATGTAAAAGCGACAAGTGCCGCTGTCATTATATATTTCATATATATTTCCTTGATATAAAGATAAGAAATTTATCTTTTTGTAGTACTGAGTTCTAAAGAATTCAGTGGCACTTCTGTTGCCAGGTAGTTCCCACCCCTACGTGCCTAAATTAGGCCGCTATAGCAAAATTATCTTCTGCGTTTATAAAGTTTGATCAATAACGTAATCACCCGGTAAACTCCACTTCCATACAATACCTGTCGATCCTAGTTCACCCCCATCATAAAAGCACTAGCAATAAAATTTGCCAGTATCACATAGCCAAGTAAATCAAATACTATCATTTTCTTTCCAATGCTTTTATGGTGGAGGTGCTCGGTACTGCCCCGAGGTCCATAATATCTTCAAGTCGCTTCAACGTCCACAATGTATATTTATACACGTAAAAGTTTAATTGTCAACCAATTTATACTCAAAGTTTTGTGTTGTATCGTTTATGCTGATTTGTTTGGCACCATTCTTAATATGGAAATGTGTTGCCATTGGTGTAAGTGGAGATAATGTTACCAACCTTTTTGTTGCTAATCTTTCACTACGTAAAAACTCATATAGCTTATTAATGATTTCTTTACCTGCTCCTCTTTTTCTTGACCATACTGTATAGGCTATTGCAATAGAACCAAGTTGGCCATCCTGGCAGGCTACCTGACTCATATAGTCCATTTCTCTAACTGTAATAGGTACTTCATTAGTGTATGCTACACAAACTATTGCTTCTACATCATCCTCGTATTTTAAACCATAAATTTTTCTTGAGGCATCTAATCTCCATTCAAGTGTTAATTCAGGTCTTACAGGATCTTCGGAAACATCTATGTCAGTTAGTTCTACTAACTCAGTACCTTTAACCCATTTAAAAAAATTATCGTATGTATCTTTTATTTTTTTCAATTTATTCTCTTTATAAAGTTTTAATTAAGTTTTCTGGTGAAGTTTCTCCATATGGATCTTCATCTTCTCCGTCATTATTGATTCCTGGTTCTTGCCACCATGCTTCAACAACACCGTCGTTAATTACTGCCATATATCTCCAACTTCTATTACCAAATCCTAGATGATTTTTGCCAATAAGCATACCCATAAATCTGGTAAAATTTCCTGATCCATCAGGAATCATTTTTACGTTTTTAACTTGCATTTTTTCAGCCCAAGCATTCATTACAAAGCTATCGTTGACACTACAACAATATACTTCATCAATTCCCTTAGACTTAATTAAATCATAGTTACTTTCAAATCCTGGTAATTGTTCAGATGAACAAGTAGGGGTAAATGCACCTGGTAGACTAAACAACACTACACGTTTACCTTTGAAGTAATCGTCTGTTGTTTTAGTAATCCATTCACCACCAATGGGACATCCTGTACCTGGTTCTGCTTCTTCGTCACCTTGTCTTACTCTAAATCCAACGTGGGGTAATTTTAAACCTTTCATAATAATTATGACTCCGTGTTAATAGCACTTTCTTTGTGCCAAATATAATATCATTATAAGGCATTTTGTCTACTGTGTCAAGTTGAAATTAAGCTAAATATTAGTGTTATGAAACATTCTATTGATTTTGCTCTTACAACTTATTGCCAAGCAAGGTGCAGATCTTGTGCTCGTACTAATATAGATACAGGAAAACCAATTGATGGATTAAAACTAGAGCATATGGACATTAATTTATTTAAAAATGTTGTTGAAAACAAAAACAAGGAATTAGATGTAATAGAATTTTGTGGAGAGTATGGAGATCCTTGTATGCATCCAGATATAGACGAATTTATAAAAGTAGGAATATCGCATTGTAGAAGAATAGAAATTTATACCAACGGTGCTTTACGTAAACCTAATTGGTACAAACATATAGCAGAAACGTATGGAAAAAAAGTTTCAATACAATTTTGTGTAGATGGAGCAAATCATGACACCAATTGGAAATATAGAGAAGGTGTTGATTGGAATCGTGCTATGGATAATATGAAAAGTTATTTTCAAAATGGTGGAAAAGGCAGATGGGAATATCTTATATTTTCATGGAACTGGACTGAAATTCCTTTAGCAAATCAAATAGCAAAAGATATGCCATGCGAAATTAAATTTAAATGGAATAGAAGAAAATGGGGTCTTATAAGTCCATCAGATACAAATTTAGCACAGGAACTTTTGGAAACAATATGAGATGTAATATAAAATGTATGGTATGGAACGAAAAAAAGAATATAAGAAGTTGGGAAGTAACTCCTGAAGGTAGAGTATGGCCTTGCTGTTTTTTTGCTAACCAATGGGATCGTAGTCAACGAGAACCAGAAAGTACTAGTGTGAAAATACTAACAGAAGATCCAAGATTTGTAAAACAGGTAAACAAAGATCAAGATTTTAATAATTTAAAAAAATATAGCTTTGACGAAATATTAGAGTCTGATTTTTACAATAATGATATATGGCATCCAGGCTGGAATAGCGATAATCCTCCTAAAGTATGTGTAAAAGAATGCAGTATAAACCCTAAAACAAATGAGCCTATGTCCTCATTAAAAGTTAAAACTAAAGTTAAAAGATAAATACGTTTATGTTAGACGAACAAACTCTTGAATTATCAAACATTCTTGCACCTATTATAGCACTAGGGCTTACAGCTCTTGTGGCGTTATGGGTTAAAGAACTGGTTGGCGATCTAATAGCAAGTATCAGATGGAAAATGAAACCAGGTTTTGAGCCAGGTGATATTGTATATTTAGATGGAGAAAAAGCCACTATTATAAGTATAGGTTATAGAGAAACTATATTTCAAGTAAGCAACGGTAGAGGTAAAGTATGGCGTTATATAGATAACAAAAGAATACCTATACATAAATTGGAGAAGATCATTGAGCACCCAGAAAAATAATATAGATTGGATGTTTTCAGAAATATGTGCCAACATATGTGAATATGCCTACGAGGACCATGCTGTTTTAGAAAACTATCTAAAAGAACAAAATCTAAAATTTAAAAAAATAAAATACTTTGAAGTAGACAATGCACAAGGTTATGGAATATCTACACCATATTATAATGTGTTAGCATTTAGAGGAACTGAACCTACATCATTTAAGGACATCTTAGCAGATATTAAAGCATGGCCAGCAGATAGTGAAACAGAGGGAAATGTTCATTCTGGGTTTAAAGGTGAAGTTGATAAACTTTGGCCTACTATTACAAAATGGTTAAAGACTAAAAAGAAAAAAGATAAGTTTGTTATTACCGGGCATAGTTTAGGAGCCGCAATGGCTACTATTGTAATAAGTAGATTAGTTGAACTAGGATATAAAAATGTAGTTCTTTACACTTACGGAAGTCCACGTGTAGGAGATAGAGAATGGGGTAAACAATTTGAAAACATAGAAGCATATCGTTTTGTTAATAATAATGATATAGTTTGTCAAGTACCACCATTTGGATACTACTCACACGTAGGTAAATTATACTACATGACATATGATATGAAGATTAAAACTAATATGACTTGGTTTCAAAGATTCCTTGATAAAGGAAAAGGCAAAATGAAAGCCTGGAGTAAATTTCAATTATTTGATGGACTGTATGATCATCTAGGATCAAAATATATTAAAAGAATTGTTGGCAGAATTAATTAATAATAATTTGCGAATTATCTATACCTTGTTTCCAAGTACCGTCTAATGCTTTAACAACACAAGATTTTATTTTCTTAACTGACATTTCTAACTGTTCTTGACTGCCAACTAAATCAGCACGTAACAAATCATAACAAGGATTTTTATTTTTATCTATTGCTAATATCTGCATATGTTCTATTCCATTATGACGCCAGTTATAACCAACTCTAGTATCTTCACCTTTTATAAATCCATCATATCTAATTACATCCCACAACATAAATCTAATATCTTTAGGATCTGCTTCTAATACTTTTTGATTATCTGTTTCAATTATTTCTACGTCTTTTGTTACTACTGCGTGACCGTCAAATACTGTATTGTTACCTTGTGCAAGATTAATAAACTGTTTGTCATATATATTCCAACCTTCTATGTCCTGGCCTGATTTGTCCTTATATGAAACTTTGTTTTTGTGAATTATTATGTTTACTCTTAGTCCTCTACTAATGGGCTGTACTGCCGCTGGAAACTGATTAAACGTTTTATAATCTCCTGCACCTGGGTAACTTATAGGATAACTCATTATAAGTCCAGGCCAAACTTTGTTAATAGTTTCGCTTGTTAATCCTAAATCTAAATCTTGTCTAATTAGCTTTATAAAAAGTGGTGCTTCTGTAATGTTTATATGCATCATTGCCATTTGACAAGAAAATTCTTTTTCTTTTTGTGTAAATTTATCGTCAACAATATCATCAATGATATGTAAGAATTTAGGTATACTCATACCAAACTTTTTACCCATTCTTTTAGGTTCAAAGTTTTGCATTTCAAGATTAATCCAAGGATTGTATGCTATGCTTATCACTCTTTTTAAGATAGCTTCTTTTTCGTATTGACACAATAAGTCATACTTGTCTTGTTGACTAGTTTGTTGTTGCAGATTAGTGATGACTTGTGATAATAGGTGTACCTTGCTCATATAACTATTTATGCTAGTTAACACTATAGTTTATGAGCAAGGGTATTATTTACTTAAAAAGTCGTTTTCTTCTTCTGTGTATGGCCACATTATACTCTAAATCCTCTAGTTTGTAGCTTTCGTTGTCTTCTTTCGAGGTCAACTAAATCTACTGAATTTGCTAGATAACGTTCACTTTCAGACATAGTGATATTTCTAAAAAATTTCTTAATTGCTTGTATCATCTGATAGTAACGCCTTTGCTTCTTTATAGTAACCTTGTCTTGATAATTCAGCCGCCGCTCTTGCTCTGCCAATTGTTTCGAAGGTTTCAATTAACCTTGCAAAAAAGTTTTTTGTCCATTCTGCTACTGCATCGCACATAGCACAATAATTAGACGCCAAAGTATTCATCATTTGTTATATCCTTTTTAATCGCTGTTTTTATTACGGCTGGTGTTTTAAATGGTACCGCACCTGGGTTATCTTTCATCCATTGAAAGGCATAACGCCAGTCATTACCATATTCTGTTTTTGCCCATAGTAGTAAGTCTGCATCTGATGACTTGTGTTTGGTAACAAAAACATCAGAAATAGCCGTTACAAGAGCACTCAAAGTTCGAGTCATCTTATTACTCCATTATATGTTTGGGATACGTTCTCGGGAAAGCATCCATTTGTTCCAGTCTTTTCCGGTGTCAGTCGGTTTTGAGGCGTCGGCACGCCCTGGTCTTTCCCTAGTGCCTTCTCATTTTTTAAAAGCTGAGGTCGCTTTTTTGTATTCACTTTTATTTATCATCGCCATGCAAAAAATGCAGTCTATTTAGCAATGCCTGTGTGCAAGGCTGTTATGCTATTTGAGCAACAATTATTTTACAGTGAATTGTTCGTAAGTTCTGTTGATGACATTATGCGTTCTTACAAATGTTGCACATTTTGGCATATCTTTTAAACGCCTTGCTCCAATGTAAGTAGCCGCAGATCTAACTCCACCTAGTATGTTTTCTACTGTATCGTTAATAGGTCCTCTATAAGGCATAACAATATGTCTACCTTCATTCCCTCTATAGCCATCTTTTCGTTTGCCATGTTTCTCTCTAGCACGATCTGAGCTCATACCATAAAACTCAACAAACTGTTGTTCTTCAAAGTGTGGAACATATGTTCCATTATCTAGCTTATGAGCTCCACCAGTAGCAGTATGTTTAGTAATAATATTACCACCACCTTCTTTATGACCAGCTAACATTCCACCAATCATTACCATATGAGCTCCACCGCCAAGTGCTTTAGCAATATCTCCTGGATGTACACAACCACCATCTGCCATAATATGTCCATCAACGCCATTTGCCGCATCTGCACATTCTAATATAGCTGAAAACTGTGGTACTCCAATACCTGTCATTGTTCTTGTAGTACATACTGATCCAGGCCCAATACCAATTTTAACTACGTCAGCACCATTTATAATTAGTTCTTCTACCATTTCTGGAGTTACTACGTTGCCTGCTACAATAACTTTATCTGGATATTCTTCTCTTACCATTTTAATAAAGTCTACAAAATTCTCGTGATAAGCATTGGCAACATCAACAGTAATCATTTTTACATCAGGAAATGATTTTAATACTGCCTGCATATTGGAATAATCTTCTGCGTCTGGATCGTACATACGATTTGTTCCTGTACATACACTTACACTCTGTAAACGTAAACCTGTACCTGCGGCCGCTTTCCATTCATCTAGTGTTGTACTTTTTGTAATTACAGTCATCATTTTGTGTTCTTGTAATACTTTAGCAACTTCAAACGTACCTACACCATCCATATTACTAGCAAATATAGGGCAGAAGTCAATCACTTTACCAGAGTTTCGGAATGTAAACTTTCTAGTCATTTGTACATCACGTCTACTTGATAGTGTAGAACGTTTTGGTTCCATTAATACATCTTCAAAATTTAGTTTAACTTCTTCACGCACTCTCATTTTTCATTTCCTTTGTGTTAACCCGTTGCCTCAATTCTGTTGAACTGAATCTATGGTCTCGTTTATTAAAGTATAGAGAAATATCTCTCTGTTTACAGATATCTTTTCCTGTAAAATCTTTTTCTTTATATTCTTCACCTAATACTCGTACATTAATATTATACATAGAAAGTATATCTTCTAAATCTTGTTCAGTAGTATATGGAATTATTTCATCTACATACCCTACTGCTTTTAATTGTGTATATCTTTCTACTACTGTTTGTATAGGTGAATTCTTTGTTGGTCTACTTATTGTAGGATCTGTTTGTAGTCCTACTATTAAATAATCACATTGTGCCTTAGCTTCTCGCAACATAGCAATATGCCCGGCGTGTAGTAAATCAAATGTTGAACAAGTAAATCCTATTTTCATTTAAATAATCCTTATAATATAAACAACTGTATAAAAGCCCAGCCGTTCATTAGAGTAAACCACGTACATAGTACAACTGCACTACTACCACGTCTGTATGTACTGAATACTGCAAGTATACTACCTACCAAATATAATGGAATAAAAATTTCTGTAGCAGGGTCAAGTATTGTAAAACTTAATATTGCACTTGCCATAATGAGAACTGTTGTCTCTACTATTTCTGCATAAAAGGCTAGCCTATCTTTAGCATAGCTTTCTTTAAAAAAATTTAATATTTTTGTCATTTATATTCCTAATATTCCGTATGCTTCATATGGTAACCAATGTGTATTCATTCTTTCTGGGTGCCATAATACTGTTATAATGTTATCTAACTTCCAACTTTCGCAATTACCATCTTCATCTGTAGCTAAACAAGTGGCACCTGCAGGTATCTTATCTAATACTTCTTCGTGCCTACTACAAACTTTAACTTCACTATCATTATAATATACGATATGATCGTGAGTATGTCTACCATTTTCTTTAATACTGCCTCCTAGGCTAGTAGTTAAGAATTGGCAACCTCTACTTATTCCTAAAATAGGTTTGTTGTACAGTCTTGCTAAATCTAACGTGTGCTTTTCGACTCTTAATCTATTTTCATTGTACTGCCAATTTCCGGGTATCATGCTATTGCCACCTGTGAACACTATAATATCGCTACTGACTATTAAATCTGTTTGATAATGATCTAAGTGATTTGGAATAGGCCGTAAAGTATGTCCATTGAACATATCATAAAATCCGTGATCTATGCTGTCATATGGACCGTTTCGAAAGTCAATCACACGTTGCGTGATTGCTATTTTCATATTTGTTTAACTTACTCTGTTTTTTCTAATGTAACATCTAAAGGAAAACCATTTCTTCTGGCTTCTGTTACAGTTTCTACGCATTTTTGTTCTGCTACTTCGTAGCTATAGGTGCCTGCTACACCTTTACCTTTTTTATGTACTTCTAACGTAATAGCTTCTGCTTTTGTTTTTGTTTTATTAAAAATAGTTTGGCATATATTAATAACAAATTCCATAGGTGTAGAATCGTCATTGAGTAGTATTACACAATACTTAGGTGGAGATTTTAACTTTGTAATCTCTGCTACATCACTTGTCTGAGTTCTTGTCATAATTATGCCTTCCTATAAAGATATTTATAGATCTATTTTGGTTTGTCCATAGCAATTCGTCTACGATGTCTAGCTTTACCAGCCGCTTCTGCTTTGATTCTTTTTTCCGTGTTACTTACAAAGTGTCTACGGTCACGAACTTCTTGCATTATACCTTCTTTTGCTATCATCTTTTTAAGTCTTCTCATAGCTTGTTCAAGGTTTCCGTTTCTAACTTCAACAGTTAAACCTTTTACTTTGGGTTGATCGTCACGTCTAGTAGGCCGTCTATCATTTGACTGCCAATTTTTTGTATAGTTTTTATTATATGCCATATGTTTTCTATGTTTTTCCAGTTACTCTGTGACTTTGAACACTAATATGTTCAAATTTGATATTAAGTTTTTCTGCAAACTTATTTAGCACTTCTTTAGCGGACTCAGGTCTGCCACGTTCTCTGCCTTTCATTGTCACCATAACTGTTAGTTTGTTATTTTTATCTAAGAATTTACGAGCCATATTAGCTTTTGTTTCCAAATCATGGATATCAATGTTTACACCCATTCGTATTTCCTTAATTTCTACAATGCTTTCGCGTTGTTTCTTTTTAGCCAGCTTTTGTTTTTGCTTTAGCTCATACAAATGTTTATTGAGTGCGATAATTCTGCATACTGGTGGCTGAGCTTTTTCAGCTATTAGTACTAAATCTAACTCCATTTCTTTTGCTTTTGCTAAGGCTTCCTTTGTAGACATGACCTGACTATCGCCATCTGGAAAGGAAACTCGTATTTCTGCAAATTTAATACGTTCATTTGCAGTATACAAAGGTTTTGTATCTCTTCTTCTAAAATTCCTATTTTGCATTGGTGCTCTTAATGTAATGGGGTTCTGCGTTTTTAGAAATAACATCTTTTGTAATAATAATTTTGTTTATACCTTCACTGGACATTTCTGGTAACCTATATTGTAATTCAAGTAATGCACCATCAAGTATCTTACGCAACCCTCTGGCCCCTATTTCTTCTTTTATTGCTATGTCTGCTACCTCTTCCAATGCTTCCATTTTAAACTCTATTTGTATTTTGTCAAGTAAAAATAATTCTTTAATTTGCTCTACAATAGCATCTTTTGGTTCTGTTAATATCTTTACCAAGTCTTCTTTGCTTAGATGGGATAATACGTTGGTACTTGCAAACCTACCAATAAATTCTGGTATTAATCCATACTTTACCAAGTCTTTGGTTTGTAAGTACTCTGTCCAATTTTCTATCTTATGACCTTCTTCACCATTAAAGCCTATTTTTGATTTACCAAGTCTATTAGCAACTACTTCTTCTAAACCAACAAATGCACCACCAACAATAAACAATATATTGGTTGTATCAACAATTACTTTTTCTGGATTACTTTGAGGCTTATTAGGTACTGTTACTTTACTACCTTCTATTAGCTTTAATAAACTTTGCTGAACTCCTTCACCACTTACATCTCTACTTAAACTTACAAAGTCATTACGTTTTGCTTTTTTATCTATTTCGTCAACATAAATTATACCACGTTCTGCTCTTTCTACGTTGTAATCTGCCGCTTGAAATAATTTATGTATTAATACTTCTGCATCTTCTCCTGCATAACCGCTTTCGGTAATAACTGTAGCATCTGTTACAACAAATGGAACATCTAAATGATTGGCTAGTGTTTGTGCCATTAATGTTTTACCAGTTCCTGTAGGACCTGCAATAAACACATTTCCTTTTTGTAATTTTGTTTTTGTATCTGATGTAATTCTTCTATAATGATTATAAACTGCTACACTTAAAGTTTTCTTTGCTTTATCTTGACTTATAACATAATCATCTAAATGCTTGTGTATTTCTCTAGGTGTAGGAAGATTAAATTTCTTTTCTATTGTATTTTCTATTTTAATTTCATTGTTCTGTAATATGCCGTGACATAACTCTACACAATCAGAACAAATGTGCATAGCATTTTCACCTGCTAATAATTTTTTTACTTGGTTTCTACCTTTTCCGCAAAAATTGCAGATTATATCATTTGGTCTCATCAAAATACTCTGGGTTCATTTGTAACCTTATATAGTTATGTACATCTTCCATCTTAGTGACTACTAAATTTTCGCCTGTTGCGTTTATTAGTTTTATCGTATCTCTTCTAGTGTACTTATCACTGTAAAACAGTACAACTTTTTCATCGTCTCTTGGTTTCATTAATCCTGCAATTATATCTGCTTCTGCACAGGTATCAAGATCAATAATCATAAATTCACAAGTTTTTGATACGTTCCATAGCCATGGTAGGGTATTTGAGTTAGTTAGTTTATTTTGTATATAGAATACAATGCTTGTTGCAATATATTTTTCAAATATATCTTTTACTTTTGTTATTAACTTTTGATTGGTACTGGTTATTAGTACACTTACACCGTGTTCAGTCAACATTAAATCAGGAGGTGTGACTGTGTAAGAACTATTGTCTAATTTCATTTCTTAATATCTTTTAATATTGTGTTATACACTTCTTGTAATACTTTTTCATCTGCTCTTGATATAAGTTCTTTTAGTTCTAAAGATGCATCATCAGCAAATATTTGTTCAATTTTCTTTTTAACAACACCTTCGCCTTCCATATAACTTGTACCTGGCCAACTTCCGGTGCTTTTCATTTCAGCAACAATTTTATTTACTAATTCTTTTTTTTCTTTCTTTGCCGCTGATCTCTCTTTACTATTTAGTTCCCATTGAACCTTGTTGACTACGTACTTACGTTCGCCGGTTTTAATGTCTACTGTATATTCTTCACCCTTCTCGTCTTTAAAAATTTCTGGTGGAGTATCTTTAGATTCAAGATATCCTTCTGATTCAGTATCTTTAGCAAGTGCCTCAAGAATTTCTTTATCTTCTTCTTGAATTTTTTCTGCTATTTCGAGTGTTTGTTCCAAAACTTTATCTTGTACATCAGACTCTTTGGTAGTCTCTGGCTCGATCTCAATATCTGTATCATCTTCTCTGATGTTGCTGTCTTCGCTAGATTCAGTTTGTTCTTCTTGTACTGTTTTTTCATTTAAGATTTTTGTTTTCTTGCCCGGCCTGGGATACCTTTCTACCAATATAATACCTGAGATAACAAGTACAATGGCCAACGGATCGAAAACACAAACAAGAATTAACATAACAAATCTAACGGCATCTTCTAACATATTTCTTGTTGCTTCGTCACCGTAAATTAATTCTGCAATGTATTTAACCGGGCCAACTTCTGCTTCTAATTGTCTGCTTTCGCCTTCTAACGCAATTTTCTTGCTATATAGATCGCCAAGCTCTACATTAGATGCTTTGATATTATCTCTTAATGCAATTATTTCTTCTGTACTATCTTCAACCTGTCCCTGGCCTAATTGTGCTCTGAGTCTAGTAATTAACTCATTTGAGTCAGCAATTTGTTGTTCAGCTAGTGCTCTTAGTCTCTTGATCTCATTTCTAGCATCAACAATTACTGGATCTTCTTGTGTTTTTATGTTGTTTATAATTTTTAAAATTTCGTCTTTACGTTCATCTTTAGCTTGTCTAAACTCTTTAACTGCTTTAGCAGTTCTACTACCATATCTACCATCTTGTCTAGCACCAATCATGCCTTGTAGCTTCTTAATATTTTCTGTTGCTACATACATATCTATTAGTTCTAAGTCTTTTTGAATTTTATCTAATTCACGAGTGTATGGCTCTATAGTTTTTTCTCTATCAGCTAATTGCTTTTCTATACGTTCATTTAATTCTTCAATAGAAGGATTAACACCATCATATGCAGTATTAATTCTTTCTTGCTCTTGATTAATTTTATCTTGTATTGTAGTATCAATTTTATCATCTTTATTTTCAAAGTTTGAAATCTTTGTCTCAAATCTAACTACATCTTGTTTAATTCTAACAATACTGTCTTCTATAATCTCTATTTGAGCTACGTTCTCTGTGGCTAGACTTGTTTGCTGGATATGAGCTTTACTTAAAAAGCCAAATATACCCATACTCGTGATAAACATGAGCAACAGTACTGCCACGGAGAGATACGTTCTAATAAGAATGGGTGCCTGTCGCCAATGTAAATGTAACCATACTGCCGACGTTAGTTTACCAATTTCTAGTACGGAACCCATGATAATAATAGGTATCATAGCCGCGGAGAATATAGCAACCAAGCCAACGATACTGTAGTAGGCCGCTACTGCACTAATTGCCAGAGCCACTAATATTGTCCAATAACCAAAATACCTCATATATTATTTCCCTTGAATAGTATACTTTACTGCATGGCCTTCTGTGACCATCAGTTCGTTAACGTTTACTTCTTTACCTGTGTCTTTTTCTGTTATGAATATAGTTCCTAACACTCTACCATACTTTCCTCGCTTATTAAGGATAGTAATAATTTTAAACTGTCTTGGTAACAATTCTGTTAAACGTTGTTTTGCTTCTAAACCTTTTTGTTTAGTATTAGAGTCAGCGGATCTGCTATCTGGAGTACCAACTCCATACAACTTTAGTCGTTGTCTAACAGATAAATCAAACCCTAGATCTATTTCTAAATCTACAGTATCTCCATCTATTACTCTAATTAATCTAGCATTATAGGTATACATATAATTTCACATTTCTTTTAATAACATAGATATAGTCTATGCCATGTATTTATTCAATATTTAAGATTTAAAAACTACTATGTTTTGCGAGAAACTACTTTATCTGCTAAACCAAAGGCAACTGCCTCGTCTGCACTTAGATAATTGTCTCTCTCCATAGCTTTTGATAGTTCATCATACGACTTATTAGCAGTATTATGCTTTTCATAGATTTTTGTTAAATTTTCTTTTATTTTAATAATCTCTTTTACTTGTATTTCCATGTCAGTAGCCTGCCCACCTGCACCACCACTTGGTTGGTGTATCATAGTTCTAGCATTAGGTAATATATTACGTTTACCTGGCTCACCTGCCATTGCAAGGAAACTACCCATACTACAAGCCTGCCCTATTACGATTGTACTTACTGGAGATTTAATAAATTGCATCGTATCATAAATTGCAAGACCTGATGTTACTGCACCTCCAGGACTATTGATATAAAAATTAATATCTTCTGCGTTGTTTTGTGACTCACAAAATAGCATTTGTGCTACTACTAATTGAGCTGAATGATCGTTAACTTCGCCATTAAGCATTACAATTCGATCTTTAAGCAAACGACTGTAAATGTCGTATGCACGTTCACCGCGACCTGTTGTTTCTATTACTGTTGGTATAAGCATTTTATCTCCTATTGTTTATATCTTGCTTGTAAATCAAATATTATACTATATCTAGTATTTAAGTCTTTACCTGGGTTATGTTGCATTCCGTGGTATGTTGGTATTAGTCCACTACGTTCTGCATTTTCTCCAAACATCCATAGCATCTTATTTCCAGCTAATTGATGTATAAGTTCCCATTTATTTGACTTTGTATTCTTAGCTCTAAACTCAGCATAATTTTCACCTAAATGTAAACCACCTAACGTTTCATCACAATGTTCGTCACCAAATCTTTCTGTGTTGAACTTCCTATGTTGAACTCTATTTTGTTCTGTGGCTATAGGAGTATTATACTGTATTATCATAAGTTTGTAAAGTAATTTCTCAATTAAATCAAGTTGGTCTGAATAACATTCATACAAATAGTGTTCTAATACCGGTTTAAAAGCTTCATGCATACCCGTAAAATAGCTTATAGCTTCTGTGGTATGTTGTAGCCCATCTTTAGTCCAATCGTAAATATACGCCTTTCTACGTTGCACGTAATCGCCTATATTCACCTCACTATCCCAATCATGTGGACCAACCATATAATCATCATCATAACTTAGAGCTGATCCTGAATATTTCTTTGAATAACTCTTTTCTGGTATTTCTGGGTCCTGCCAATCTTGGTATTGTTTTTCTTTATTTACTTTATCAAAAAGATCTTTATCTAATTCTTTGAATAATTTATCTGCCATTTCCCATCTATTGTTATAGGTAGTAGATAGCAAGTGTGAGTCAACCATTGGCCACTCACCTGTGTCTTGATATGCAAATATATCTTCTAATGAAATTAGATTATGACTTGTCACTGTGAACCTCGATGGGACGAATTTCTTCATTACCATCTTTGGTTCGAACAATTCTTATCTTATTGTCAGCTTCTAATAACCTTAATGTAAGTTCCATACCTTGCATTACACCTTCACGATGCCCACTTCTAAAATTGAAATAAGCACAGGCAATGGTAAATGCAACTAGAACGATAGTCATCTCTATTGATATCATATTAATATTTATCCCTATTTTTTGTGTCTTTGAATACATGGTATAGTATTGCTACCAACCATACTAATAAAGTTATCTGCAATTCAATACGTGCTGACACAAATATATCAAAAATTTCAATCATGAATTTCCATAAGTTGAAGGTTAGCTTTCATATATAGATCTGTGCCATGTACTTTATCCATAGCTTCTAATAGATTTATTTTTTCTTTTATATAAACTTCAGCAAATTTTGGATCATGCTCAACTATTGATTTTGTGTTGTCAATAAGATCTGCTAGTTTAATCATTTGTGCTTCTTTACTAGCCATACCCAAACGTTTAGCTTCAATAGCCTTACGTATTGCTCTGTTGCCATCTTCTGGTTTAGTTACATCAGTTAATTCTACAACTAACTTAAAAACTTTCCAACCAAATTCTTCAGCAATTTGCTCTCTGGTTACATTAGTATCTTCAACTGTATCATGTAAAAGGGCCGCGGCAATCATTTCTTTTGTACCGCCAAATGCCGCAACAATTTCAGAAACGGCAATAGGGTGAACAATATAATCATCACCTGTGTACTTCCGTTTCTGGTTTACTGCGGCGTGTGCCGCAGTAGAAAATTTAAGTGCTCTATCAATCAATTGCATATCCTCTAGTTTAAGTAAAGTGGGCCTGTCCATCTAACAGTATATCCACCATCTAAAATATTACCTCTTGGAGCATTAAGTGCAGGAGCATTCCAACCTGCCGCTTTAAGAATATCACCTTTTCTAAAATGTTTGAAGTCTACTTTAGATATAAAACCCCAAACACTATTTTCTCTAATAATCTTGATGTATTTCTTACCTTCTTTAACTTGAATGTTATCTTCCATTGAATCAACTACACCTTGACTATAACTACTCATTTCTTTTGTCCCATTTGAAGTAGTCCAATTAATGTAGTCTGTTTTAATTGCTTGGATTAAAGTGTCTATTTCTTTTTGCATTTATATTCTCCTTTGTTTCTAACTATACTTATATAATAAGACATCTTGGTATAAATGTCAACCTTTTAATCAAAAAAAGTTAAATAAAAAACCCTTTAATTACAAGGGTTTTCTCATCCTTTCAAGTTTTTTTGTAATTTTTGATGCAGTTTGCATCCAGAAATTGTAAGCCCAAGTGTCTTTTTTTGACATATTTGCCGCTTTTATACAATTAGCTACTCTTTTTTTATATAGCTGAATTGTTTCATTAGTTATTTCCATCTTCTTGCTCCTTAATATAATGATGTGGATATGCTTTTGGTCTTTTTTCTTTAATCAATTCCATATAGGCTTCAGCTTCATTTTTGGTTGCAAATTGTGCTACTGCAACTTCATCATGAATACGTGGTATATAAATTATTTGAAACATTTTTTCTCCTATTTCCATTTATAATTTTCGTTAAAGTATTTGTCAACTTTGACCGGGTCTCCACCCTGCTCTTTACAAGACTTTATAAAATGTTCTACTAGTTTACCTGCATATTCTCTATATGGAGGTATAGATTTATCCATAGCTTCTCGTACTACCGGTTGAGGTATATTTGCTATAATCATTGTAGGTTGATCTAACAATCTCAAATAATCACCTGCCTTGCACATATCATTCTGTATCTTGTGTGCTTCAGGTGTAGGATCAAATTTCTTGTCATCTTCTTTTAGCAATCGCCTTGATTCATCTACTAAACGACACATTAATGTTCCAAAATAATTACCTGTTGTTATATCAAATTGCATTAATCTTCTTTCTTCCATCTAAAGTCATCTGATGTCCATTCAGGGTCATCATAATATATTCCTTCGCTATCTTCATAAGGAACACATTCTTCTATTTTCTTTGTGCTATATAAATCTTGTGAATAGTCTGTATTCCAATCATTAGCATATACTGATACTTCTTCGCCTTCATGGAATCCATCTTTCCATTCAATTTTTTCAATACCGCCTTCTTCTAATACAGCCTCTTCAGCTTCATCTTTAGAATTAGCTACTACATCATACTCTACCCATATGTTATAGTTTTGTCTTATTCTATATTTCTTTTTACCAATATCCTGGTGTGGATTATCTTTGCTATAGTCTTTCATTAGTCCTCCCTTTGTCCTTTTCCATAATCAACTATTACAGGAAATCTTGGAACACCATCTGGAGTATAATCAAAAAATCTACAAGTAGCCCAGTCTGGAGCATCTTTAGATTCCCATAAAGCCTTTAATTGTGCTTGTTGTCCTCTTATACCACTTCCAAACTTTCTTCCATCTGGAAGTTCTAGCATAAACCTTTTTGCATATCCAGCCCAATTACCTGAGCCTTCTAACATTTCAACAACCTTATATTCTTCAGATTTGAACTCTTTTCTTTTTAGCAAGTTCTTACTTCTTTTGTTTTCATAAGGTGTATTATTTCTAACCATTTGTCCTTCGTAACCATTTTCCATATAATCACTATAACAAACATCAAGCTCTTCTTGTGTCTCACAAATATCTGTTCTTACAGGTCTAATAATATCTGATCTAAGAGACTTTAATACTTTAACTCTATCTACAAAATTAGCAGTAGGATTATTACTATCAAAACAATCATATATATGATATTGTACCAACTCAGCACTTTCAGCAATCTCTTCTGGTCTACATTTTACTTTTCTAACAAGACTTGTAATTTTATTAAAATCTGCTTTTAATTCATGATTATAAAGTTCACCATCTATAATCATATTTGGATTATCTTCAATAAACTTTTTTAATGATTCAAGAATATGAGGACAACTATTAATTGGCTTTCCAGCTCTAGTCCACATTCCATTTTTATCAACTACACATCTAATACCATCTAGCTTTGGCTGACTGTATCCACTACTTTGTGGTCTTTTAGTATAGTCATGTGCCAACATAGGCTTAAACTTTTCATAGCTATCAATTTTATTTACATCTGTAAAATATTCTTTTTCAGCTTTCTTATCCCATAAAGCCTTTGCTTCTGCTTCTGCTTGTGTTAATGCAGTAGTGGCATTTACTTTGCCAACATTTTTAGGAGTGCTTAGGTTCCATTCACTGGTAACTTTTTGACCATCTTGTGTACCACTAATAGTTCTTGTACCAGCAGTATCACCTGTGTATCCATATTCAACTTCCCATATACGAACTTTACCTGTTGTATCTCTTTTATATAAAGTTTCTAGTTTTGTAATGTTTTCCACTAAACAATCTCCCCATAGTAATTTTTGTTATACCAAATATCTCCATTTGGTGTCTTAGCTGGACCGTGTACTGCATATTCCATTGGATCAGTATTAAATTTACTTTCCAGAATTTCGTGTGCTCTTTTAGCAGTCTTAAAAGGACCTGCTACAACATCACTTGAAATAAGTTCAAATCCATCACCAGGTATATCTCCCCAATTCATTGAACTTACATAAAAACCTTTTTTAACCAAATATGGATTTATTTTAAAATGTTTCATTATTGTGCCTCCATATAAGGCGTGTCTAATTCACCCTTTTCAATTAATTCATCTTGTATTTCTTGTGCAGTATAATCTGCATATCCGCTTTCTTGTCTCCAATCAATTTCATCTTCAATTGAGTGCATTCTCATAACGTCTTTTGTGCCAATTCCACCCAAGCCTAATTTAAGCTCTTGTAATTCGCCTCTTAATTCTTCCATTTCCATTTGTTCTACTGTTTTCATATACTCTCCTTTTTCTAACTATACATATATAATAAGACATCTTGGTATAAAAGTCAACCTTTTTTCCTAAAAAAAGCCATAAAAAAACCCTTTATTTACAAGGGTTTTTTGTACTAATTTAATATTTTTTACAAGATAACTTATGAAATTTCAAACATAGTGGAATCTTTTATAGTTGATTGATTTTTTTGAGGTGTACCATCAAAACGAAAATGCTCATTTTCTGCGTTAGAGCAAATTATATTCTTTTCTACAATATGTCTGTATTGATTAAAACCGCATAAGAGTCTCTCCCTACACAACTCTACATTGTCCATCATAACATCGCATCCGTAAAGTGACTCCAAGGCCGTTTCAAAATCAATTCCATTTTCCACTTTACGAATTAATATCTGCCCTAAAAACTGTCCATCTCCAACTGCAATATCAATAACAGTTTTTGTAGGATCAGTGAACAACTCTTTTGGATGTTGGTCCAAAATTTCATTTACAAGTTCTGTTGGAGTAAATACTTCACCTGTAGCTTTAACCCTTAGGTTATCCCTATCAACTCCACTCATATATGGCCTATCATTAATATGAGTCTTAATTTTTTTGAGATCTAAACCATTCATCAATTTTATCCTGTTGATCTAACGTAATACCAAATGAATCATATATATCTTGTGATTTTAACTTCTTTGTAAAATCTAATGCTGGTAGACTATGAACCATAGATGATAACCACCCTACTAACTGTGTTTGATCCATAGCAAATTTATAAAGCGGATGTTCTATTACATTTTTTACATAGTCTAATGTCTCATTAGATTTTAAAAAGTATACATGACAAAACGAATCATATCCCATTTTCCCGTCATCATACACTGGTTTATAATTACCAGATTCACTTAATAATATTTTTTGACGTTCAAAGTTTTGCATTTTATCTTTTCTATAAAAATATTTTCCACCTTTTGCAGGTGTGCTATAAACTGGATATTTATATTCTGCTGATTTCTTATCAGAATAGTCAATGTCTTTAAGGGAAGATTCGGGTAAGTTATTTCCTTTCCATTCAATTTTAGGATGTTCACTAAAGAAAAACTTATTTAAAATATCTATGTTATCATAAGTAACTTGCTTTGGCAGTATAGGAACATTTCTCAAGTCTATTTTAAATTCATCACTTTCAGTTTTAATATCTGTTACTTGCTTGTCTGCTATAGTTTTTTCAACTATAAAATAAGAAAAACTTGTTCCTTCTTTAAAATACTTTTTACAGTCGTTAATGTTTAATGCTAATACTTTATATTTCTGAAAATAATCTCTATAGAAATGTATTCCAGATTTTCCTTTGCCTATATCTGCTGATGTACTCATCCATGTATTAGGTGTTACTAGTGTAAATATTCCTCCTGGTTTTACATTATCATGAGCAATCTTTGTAAACTTAGACCATAAGTTTTTTGCTTGATCGTTTCTATCACCATTTTCGTCTGTAGATTGATAAGGTGGATTTGTAATAATGAGATCGAATTGCATTTTTTCAATTTTCCTTTTAAGTTCTGTTAATTCTGTTAAGTTCTTTACTTTCCATACTTTGTTAATTTTATTTTTTTCTTCCGTTGTTGTATTTTCTAAAAACTTTGGCTTTTTTAATATATTATATACGAAACCGTTATCTAAGTCAAGAGTTTCATTAGTAAATAATATATTAAATTCTTCAGGATCTGCGTAAAACAAGGTTTGACTTATTTGCTTTTTTGTAAAATTAAGATTTTCTAACTTTTCTTTAATTACCTTAAGAAAGTCTCCTTTTCCACAACTAGGATCAAAAATCTTAAGGTTGGGTCTTTTCCAAAATTCTTCTGGTATTTCCTCTACAATTAATTTTGCTAATACATATGGCACAGGTACATCTCCTGCCTTTGGTTTTGATACTTGTCCTAACTCTTCTAAATCTAAACCTCTGTTAATTTTGTTGGCTGTAATTCTTAATTTCTCATTTAATTTATCTTGATTAAACCAGCATAATATATCTTTTTTTGTAATATCTTTAGGTAGGCCAACATACTCAAACCATAGTTTCAGTATATCTCGACTGCTAAATTCTAATAAATCGTTAATTGTGTGATATGCTTCATTATTTTTATTATTTCTTCTAGTTATAACCTGTAATTGTGGCAGGTATTTGGCAAAGTTTTTGATCAACTTTAAAGCCTTAGTAATTTCGTCAGGTGCTAGTTTTGAATTCTTATTACCATTTTTGCCTTTAATTTTTTTCTTCTTCTTTTTACCAGCTCTTTCGTCAATCTGTTTATCATCTCTAGATGCAGTTCCTACATTCTTAAGTAATTCCATATCTGCAATAACAGAATCTATGTTATACAAATTTGCCTGTTCAAAGCCGTCCGTTAATGATCTGAAATTGTTATATGCGTCTTCTGTCTCCTCTAATGTTGACTGCCTTATGCCTGTAGCACCAACACACCACGGCATCAACCTGTTGGCAGTAGACTCTAACAACTTAAACTTGTCTCCCTTGTTTGAACTCATCTTCATAAGTTCCACATGGCTTCTTTTCCTCCTCCATGGGTTCATATCAAAGATATCACAATGTACACCATCAGGACCATACTCGTTCTGTGCTCTTAAGTCAATCTGGTGCCCTATCTTAAAGTCTACAAATTCATCACATCTAACAACAGAACTCCAAGGCACCGTGGCGCCTCTCAACATTTTGGCTACAGTCACAAACCATGTCTTTTTCAAACCTGTTGGGTTGTATTCACTGATTCCCATCCAGTCTCTCACTTGCCTTTGTCTTTTGCCAGCATTACCAAATTCATAACCTGTCTTGACCTCATAGTCAAACCAACTATGTTTTTTACAGAAGTTTTCAAATGCCAACTGTCCTACCTGTGTTGGCACCGTGTTAAAGATATGTTTGTGTTCTAGAAGTTCAAAACCAGAATTAGCAAGGTTACCTATTAACCTTTTAAACTTTCTCATTTCTTGTTCATTCTCTAATTTGATCTCATTACCCATTCCGTCAACCCAAAAGCCTGTGTGTGGGTCTCTACTATACTTTCTTATCTTGTGTATTTGTGCAGGATCAGTAGCCTTCTCTAACAACCTATCAATATTAGTCAAATATAAGTTTTTAAGACATCTCGAAACTGCCTTTTCATCCATCTCGTCAGCGGTCATATCATCAAACGGCAGAAGTCCCACTTCCATAAACCAATATCTCAATTTAGGAAGTTTGACCTTGCCTGCTTCTATGTCTTTGTCTTCTGCAATAACATCTCGTAGATAATAGTTTGGTACAGGTGATTCGCTAGTAAGTTTTCTTATTGCATATAGATCACTACCAGATAGATGTAGTTTAATTTTTGGTTTAAACTCTTTAATTACACTTTCCGCTAATAAAGTACGTAATCCAAAATCACTTTCGTCTAGTACCATAAACTCAATGTCTAAGTTCAGTAAATCATGTTTCTTATGTGGATCAAATTCTTCGCTTTGAATTCCAAGTGTTTCTGCTTTACGCCATTCTTTGGCAATTTCTTTGTTGATATCTTTGTGGATACTCTGCATTGAAGAGAATAAAATAATTATGTTGGCACCTTGTTTGATCTTCTTTGATCTTTGCTCTTTCCAGTCTGCATTGCTTGTGTCTACATAATCAATCTTAACATCCTGGTCAAACCAGTGTTTCTCAATGTCCTCCATTGTGCCGTCAAAAGCGGCCGGTACTAACGAAATAAACAAGACATTCATCACTGTAGATTTGTCAAAGCATCCCATGGTTTGATATCTTTTATGTAATTTTGCCAATGCTAATAGCATGGTAAGATTCTTACCCGATCTAGGTTTCATCAGCAAATAGAAATCTATCGAATCTAATAAAACCTGTTCCCAAGATCCTACTTGTACAACACAATCTACAAATGCATTTACTGCATCTAATTGATAATCTCTTGCAAGATTAGGAAAAAATCGTTTATTTGACCCTGCATCTTTATAATCTTTTGCCAGAGATTGTACTACACTTTCAAACAACTCTACGGTCAAATCAGGTTTGAACCACTCGGATCCTGTGTTTGATTTATTTGATCTGCTCTTTTGCTGTCTTATCCAAAACTCAAACCTCTTTGAAAATTTTTTATCTATAGCATCTTTAATATGTGGGTACTCTTTTAAGGATTGTGTTCTTTTATGCCTACCAAATATAATCTGTAGGATATATTCTAACATATATGCCGCTAATTCGTTGGCGCAAGGTATAAATCTAATATCCCTTAGATGGTATGACTGGTTAGTACCAGAAGTCTCTCTGGTTATTTGACCATCTACGACAGTAGCCTTACCAATCTTCTTACAACCCGTTGGAGGTTCTTCTCTTAAATATACTCCAAACACCTTTTGTCCTGTTGCTTTTGTTGTAGCTTCTGCGTCTACTATACTTTTCAGTTCTGGGTGGAACAATCTACGTATATCTTCTAAGAACCAACTAGCTGAACCAACTGGAAATTGACTTACATCTGTTTTTTCCCTAGTTAAAATTCTTTTACGGACATTACTATCTTTAGCTAACCTACGTAATTTTTTTTCAATCTTAACTATTTTTTCTTTTTCAAGTCTTTCTTTAAGAGTCATGATGCTATCTTCTCTAATGCTCCGTTTAATACTAATTTAGCAAGTTCATTGTCGTCTTTTCTTATAGCAAGATCCAACAATTTCATTCCTATATTATCTAACGACTCCTCACTTTTAGAAGCAATATCTTTGATATCTAAGTCAATATCAACTTCAGTTATTGCACTCTTTAATTTCTTCTTAGCAAGAAGATTCTCTAATTTAGCTCTACCTTGCCTATCTGAAGTCATAATAAATGCTTTTAGACTGTCTATTGAAGAAAAAATTGTTTCCAATGCGTTATCATTATCTCCATATAACTCTTTTACTCTATTAGGAAGTAATCTAATTCCAACAGGTCTTGGATTCTTGCCTCCTGAATTACCACCTGCTGAATTACTCCAATCCCAACATAATTCTGTTGGTAAAGTAACTGTGATAGATCCATCTGCTCCTCTAAATAATCCACCACCAACATTGCCAAAACGTTTTGACTTTTTGGCGTGATAATTGTTAAACAATGAAGTTACCGCTGAAATGTCTGGTTCTTCTACTGAATTTACTAGTTTTAGCATAAATTGCTCCTATAGTTTGTTAGTTTTTATAGTATTAATATACAAGCAATAGTTACTTTTGTCAAGTTTTTTTATTTGGCCAATGGTGTGATTGTTTGGCCAAATAAAAAAACCCTTATTTTATGCGATTTTTTGGATTATTGCCAAGGAAATACTTGGAATTTGGGTAGCATATCTTGGGTCACAATATCATCAACCCACATAGGTGTAGGTTTACGTTGTCCTTGTGGATCCACATATGCTATCATAACCTTTTTGCCAAGGTTATTTGATTTTATTAAAGTTATAAAATTGTTTAATAATTGTACTCTTGTTTTTAAACTGTAGTAAAATGCCGTAGCTTGATAATCAAATATATTGCTTAAATGTATATAAACGTTACCTACGTTATTATCTATTGTTCTTACTAATTTTTCATTATCTCTACTATTAAAGAAATCGTGTTTGTAATAATTGTATTGTATGCTTGGAAATTCAGAATCAAACCATAAATCAAAACCTTCTTGTTCGTCCAACAAGTATTGCATATCATTTTTCATTCTAGCACCACGTGTTATAAATGCTTCTTGATATATACTAGGTGACATAGATTTAATTAGTTTATCTACAAAACTTAAAACATCTTGTTGATGCCCATCCCATTCAGTAACCCAACGTTTTGCATTTATTAATGCTATGTTGCTTATATCTACTACATCTACATTTGTGCCTGCTCCAAAGTTTAAAGAAAATGGATACAGTATAGGATTTAATCCACCAGCACTTGTAATTAATTTTGTAAACTTAATATCTTTATCTGCTGACATATAACGTCTAGCAAGATTTGCATTATCTGTATTTGCTACAAATGAAACTTGTAAATTTAACATATCAATTAATCTTGACATATTATTAGTATCTGGATTATTAAAGTCTAACACACCATCAAATGAACTAGGAAATATTACCGTACCAGTTTCTGCTTTTGATACCTCTGTCATAAACTGGCTAAAGTTAGGAAATACTTGTCCTTGCTTTATAACTAATACTCTTTTAAAACCATTTATGTCAGCTATATTTCTCAAGTCATCTACAGAGTCTCCAATGAATTGTTGTACTCCATAATCTTCTAATTGTTTATGATAATACTCAATTAAATTCTGAGAAAAGCCTTTCACAAAGCCATCTAGATCATCATGTAGGTGCCAACCTACACATATATCTAAACTGTGTGCTTTTAAATTTTTTAAATGTTCTCTCATTCGTCCCAATGCATTTTGTTATTTTTCTGCCTAGAATACTCTATTTTTAATTTTAACATTTCTGCTACAGAAAATCTAAAGTTATATCTTTTAAAACTTACAGTTACATAACTTGCTGGTAAACGTGCTGGTCTAGGACCACAGTCATTGTAATACCACCAAATCTTACCACAGTCTTTTGATTGCATACCTTGTATGCCATCTTCTGTTTTCCATTTAGCAAGTATTTCTTCAAATTGATCTTGTGTTACTGCAAAATTTGTAACTATGTAATCAGTAATTTTAAAAGATACTTTTACTTTCTTTTCTTCTTTAAAAAGATATATTTTAATTAAATCAGAAAATAAAACTACGTTGTTATGATCTAAGATTGTATTCATTTGTTAACTCTGTTGCTACTGTTTCATCAATCTCTTGATGAGTTTGAAAATCTTCATAATATTGATTTATCCAATTTTGATCTGGTGCATCAATACCTATAGTTTTCCATAATGTATCTAAACCTTCTAGTGTTGTCCATTGACTTTGTTTAAGAATAATATCTCCTTCACACTCGTCAATAAGATTGTTATAAGCCTTTTTAGATTGAAACTTATCTACTACTTCTTTTACTCCAGGCCATGCATGACTATCTGTACTATTATTATTATTTTTTGAGTCTAACATAAGAGTATTATATTCTCTTGCCGCCCAATGTACTACGTTTCCATCCCATTCGTCTATAGCAGTTCTAATCATAATAACAGGAAGTTCTCTACTCCACTTCCAAATGTCTTTATAATTTTGGGCGTGTAATAGTACTGCAATACTTTTATTATTAATTAAGTTTAATAGTCCATCTAATTGTGGTACTGTAATTTCCATGGTGTTTCTTATGTTGTAATTGTAATATTGACTGTCACCTCCTTCTATATTCCAATAATCATCATGTACTCTTATTTTACCTAAGATACCAGGTTCGTGATCTATAGATTTGCCGTCAAGTTCATATGAAGCCCAATGTTCTCCTGCTTGACTTGTGCCATGTAGATTTGGACTGTTGTTTAGCAAATAAGGTACTTCCATTTGACTAAGACAGCTATGACTGCATACTAGATATAATGTGTTCATTCTATTCCTTTGTTAATTTTCTTTTTTCTCTAATGGCTTCTTGTAAATCAAGTATTTGTTCGTTTTCTATTAGTCTGATAATAGTTTCAGTTACGCCAATGTCTTGTTGTATCATACCTAATTTAGCCATTAGTTTTTCAAGCTCTACAGTATAAAACTTTAATTCTTTTTTCTTTCGGTCACGTTGATCATAGATATCGGTAATATCTATTATTAATTTAGTTGACTTTGAGTTGTGTCCTATTAAACTCATCTTACTCTCCACTAAATAGGTTTTTCCGATGGCTTTAGTCCTATAGGATTTTCAATCCCGGGCCAAGATAACCTACTATACTATTTAGTTAAACTCTTTAGCCGTAAATATACTATAACCTATCTTATGAGTTATACCTTCAGCTACAAAGTTTGATGCAGAATGTATTCTACCCATATCAAATATAATAGCATTTCCTGGTACCCATGGAATTACTTTTTCTACAGTTAAACCATGTAATGACTCATAAGGTAAATGACTCAAGTACTTTTGATGTATTTCTTTGTCAAAAGGTTTATCAGTATAATTAATGATATTTGAATAATCAGTTAAACTTTTATTGTAATAGCTTTCAGGTACCGGATCGTATCCTCTAAATAATTTAACAGGACCATCTAAATATGCTTGATCAAATGTTACAAAATTTGTTTGCTTACTTATTTCTAAAGGTAATACCAAAGTTTTATATATAGGATAAATTTTTTCTTCATAGTCGTCATTGTGTGCAATATGAGGTTTTTCAACTCTAAATATATTACTACCCCATACATAACAATTTGATCCTAAAATATCCCATACTAACTCTTGAACTGGATTAAACCATTCTTGTTTCTCGTCTCTATCTGGACTATAATTCATTACAACAGGTCCTTGTGATCCTGATTGTTTATATTTTATAATTTTTTCAGATCCACGAAAATACTCTAACAAATATTCAATCATTGACGGTGTAACTGCACCAACTAGATACTTAGAAGGTTTATATCTGTCTAATATTTTTTCTTTATCTTCTTGCGTTCTCATTACCATACTCCTAACACTTTACCATTACCTGCTATAATAAAAATACAAGTAACAATGTGTAGTACTATCCAAAACGTTCTTGCTATTAATGCTTTCTTTACATCAGTTTGTCTAATAGGAAGGAACTCTGGCTTGTCTTCATCATTGAGCCCAATTGGCATACCAACTGTCCTTGCCCAAGTTTTAAGCCAACGTCGTTGCCCACTCACCCTACAAACGCCTTTTCTAGTACATAACTTCCTGGCTCCTTCATGGTGCCTTCTGTGAATCCTCGATCTTCTAAGAATTCTTTTAATTCTAAATTCATAGGCATTGAACCGCAAATCATGACTCTATCGTTTTCCGCATCTAACGGTTCTAGCCCTAGTTTCTTTTGAATCTTACCTTCGTATAGTGCGGTTGTAACTCGTCCTTCGTTTTCACTTTCCTCACGTGTAGTGGTCATATATGTACAAAGTTTGTTTTGTGTTATCTGTCCATATATTGGATCATCGTTCAACCCTTCTAAATATTCTTTAAAAGGTAGTTCTTTTAAATTTCTTGCTCCCCATACTATAATAACCTTTTCATAATGTTTATAAGTATCTAATCCTCTAGCAATACTCATAAATGGTGCTATACCAGTACCTGTAGCCATCAAGTATAAGTTACGTCCAGGTAACATATTTTGATTAATTAATGTTCCTGTACTTTTTGTATTTACTTCAATTTCGTCACCAATTTTAATATCTTTTAACTTACTAGTTAGTGGTCCATCTGGAATTTTAATACTATAAAACTCTAAATGCTCTTGATGATTAGGGCTTACTACACTATAAGCTCTCATGATGGGTTTATTTCTTTGTAATTTTTCTGACCAATTATCTAACCCTACCATCATAAACTCACCATCAATGAATCTAGTTCCTGGGTCTCTTGTAGTCTTAAAATAAAACAATGTGTCAGTATAATGTTTTACTTCTAATACTCTTTCTTTTATTTTAGCCATCGTATACGTCCATTTTATCCTTAATTAATTCTTTCCAATTTCTTAATGGGGCTGAATTTAATGCTTTAGCAACTTTACTGTATTCTTCATCATCGTAATCAAACATTAATTTTCCTATGTCAACAGTACATACCGGACAATATTTTTTAATCATTTCAGTTTGAACCCGTTGCTCTTGTAGGTTGTCTTCTAATAATAATTTATTCTTTAATTCACCGTACGGTCTTAATTTATTTGCTCTTTTAATTATCTTTCTAAAATGCTGAGGATCTCTAGCATCTAACAGATACAAACAATCTGGTCTTACTTTATCTAATATTTGTTCAAAACCGCCTTCCTTAATAGCTTCTTTTACATTATGTAATAAGTTTGGTTTACAAGCAATCTTAGTAAAATTTGTTACATTTTTAAGTCTTCTTTTTTCTTTACTAGCAGTTATATATGAATGTATAACGTGTTGTTCCCAATCTCTGGTATCATCATTTGAATGTAAATGAGATGTATGCCTAGATTTTCCTTTTATTACTTTCCAAAGATTATGTTGCTCTATTGAATAGTGTAGAGGCTTATCAGTTTTTTGCCCCCAAAATTTATCTATCATTCTATCTCTACCCCAACATTGGGAATCTAAAAATCCATCATGTTGAGACATAAACCACAAAAACATATTACCACTCATACAGGCTGTATGCATAAGTAAATGACATTCTACTTTATTCACCTATTAATTCCTTTGCATATTTTAATTTGTAATTCCAGTTATCTATAGGTCCTGATTTTAAGTATCTTAAAACATTTCTATATTGTTCTATATCGTATTTAAATAAAAGACCATCAACATCTACATCACATATTGTATAATCTTTTCTAATATTATTTATAGCTTCACTTGCAATGTCGTGTTGCTCTAAAAGATAGTCAACACTAAACTCTTCATTATGTGTATTTAATAGTTTTAATCTAGCTACAAGTTTCTCAAAAAATTCTGTATTATTTCTATCAACTGTTAAATTATATATAACTGTTGGATTAATTTTTTTATATAAATCTAATTTATATAATTTATGTGGTGCATGAATATGTGTTTTTAATACTATCTTACGAAAATTAAGTTCTGGCAACCAATCGTGTTCTTTTTGTCTTTTAATGATACTTTCTAAAAACTCTTCCCAAGTATTATCTTCTACAAACCATTTATGATAATCATCTGGTCTAAAATGAAAGTAACCTTTATCAAAGTTTTCTTTACTGTAGTCTCCTTGATCTTCAGTATTACTTTTTACTGTAAGTCTTGGACGTAAAGGGGCAGGTAAGCCTCCTTTATGTAGGTTAAAGAACCATGTAAATAAATTTCCATAATACCCTTGACTGTGTACACACAGATGGCATTCTATATTTTTCATTGAATCCAGTTTATTATTCCTCTGATTGCAAGACACAAATACATAAGTTCCATTAGAGCTCTAGGTATGTCTTTATCTTTATATCCCATATAAACCCATATGCTACAACTAAAACAGGCTATACCCCAACCAATCCATTGAACTTCTGCATTACCACCTGACAAAAGAAATGCACTTAACATAGCAAGAATAAATCCTACCCATCTCCATCCATCAATTTTATGATAGTAACGTATCTTCATATTTAGAATTTCTTTCAAAGTTAATTATATGTTATTTATGAAATTCTAAAGTTTGGTAGTCCGTAGGGGAATCGAACCCCTCTTTTCGCCGTGAAAGGGCGATGTCCTAAACCGATAGACGAACGGACCTTATATTACTCGTGTTCACCTCCAGGATCATTTGGATCCAATGGAACTTTTTGTGCATTACCATGTTTATCTCTATAGATAGTATATGTTCTGCCTCGACCATATGAAGTATATCCACTAGCAAAATTTATTAATTTTGTAGGATTACGTTTTGCAGTTTCAAATGTTGCTACTGTAACTGCAATAGCACCTAACAATAGTGTATGTAATACCATGCTGAACACACCCATATACATACTACCTACAATAATGCCAAATACTGTACACCACATCCATGCCAATACTTGCATAATCATATGTCGTGTACTAAAATCTGGAATATTACTTAATGGATTTCTCTTATCATCCATTACACTATTCCAACAATCATAAACCCATTCTCTCATATCTTTCACCTTTTCAAATTTTACTTTTTTAGGATAGTTAGCATCTGCACTATCTCTAAAATCTATTGCATCATACAGATCGTGAAACTTTTCAACAACCTTGTGATCTCTAAAGTATGCTGATACTTTATACATTACTTCTCCAATTCTTAATGGCGAGAGTGAAGGGACTCGAACCCTCGGCCTTCTGCGTGACAGGCAGACGCTCTAACCAACTGAGCTACACCCCCAATTTAAGTTTTAATTATACTACTGTTTTACTGAAATGTCAAGACTAGATTATTTTCGTTTTGGTTTGCACCAAGTCTCTTTTTTGTCGCCATAATATTCTCTGGCAAAGCCGTTTTCAATAAGCATATGTCTAAGACTTTTACCATCAATAATAATGTCGCCTAACACTCTGCCACCAAATTTATCCCATTTAGCAATCGCTACTTGTAATTTTTTAGCATTGTTTAATTGATCTTTGGTAAACTGTGATGCTTCTTCACCCCACTTGGCTTCTGATTCGCATTCAGCTCTCCAACCTTTTTCTGGCGTGTCAACTCCATATACTCTTATACTTAATTCTTGTTTGAGTGGTGCCGGAAGAAATGGCGCCGCAAATGCTACTGTATCTCCATCAATCACTCTAGTAATTTCGTAATTGTATACTTTCATTTCAACTTCTTTTGCTACTGCTGGCCCAAATAATAATTGAGCTATTGTAAGTATTGTTGCCAATCCTAGTATAATATATACGTTTCTCATTTTAATGTTTTCCTATTCTATTAGTATTTATAGATATTGTGAAAATGTTTCTGTATATAACTGTTTTTTCTGTTTATATACTTTAATATAATCAATTAAATATTTTTTTAGTCTAAAAGAATTAACTATTCCCAAATATGCCATAATGTCTTCTGTTTTAGTAAACCAGTCATCTCCAACAACAATATGATCTATTTCTTTATTTGTATATGAGAAAAGTGTTTCTGTAAAATCTGCTTCTTGGCTTTTTACTTCAAATAGTCTTTTATGATCTTCTGCATCAATAAAATCAATATCATCTTTACCATTTTCTAATGCAGTTCTTAAATCGTTATGAGCAAAATTTAATTGCCACATATATTTTAAATCTCCATCTTTCCATCTACGTAACATAGCATCATGATATTTTTTATACCAAACTTCTTTCCAATTTTCAACACTGGTATGTTCTTGTATCCATGATTCAGTTTGTTCAATAATATCATCTGGAGTTTCAATCCAAGCGAATGCATACTGGCTTATATAAAAAAACATCTGTTCTTCAACACTATTATCAACTAATAAAGTTTTGTCTGCTTTGATTATAGTTTCTGGATTAACTAAATTGCCGCCATAGTTACTCCAAACAAAATAATCAAATTTACTTTTATCTTTAATAAAAGGTTTTGTTACATCAATAGTTCCTTCATGGGCTGGATTGTGCTTAACTAGTTTTCCATTTACTACAACACTCTGCGGTACATTGCTAGGCTGTTGATTTGTTGTTTCTAGTAGTGTTAATGATTTTCTATGTTTTTCATGATAAGGCGATTGACTATCTTCTATTAATACACCGCCTACGTGATGTCCTCTAGGTCTACAATACCCATCATTAAATGCATATAGTTCTGGACCTATGTTTAATTCTTGTGATAACCACCAGTTAATTGCTGGTGCTGAACCTGTATTATTTTGGTATATAATTATATCCATATGAATCTCTTTTTTAATGGTGGAGGATACAGGAATCGAACCTGCGACCTCCTGAATGCAAATCAGGCGCTCTCCCAACTGAGCTAATCCCCCAAAAAAAAGTTAACACACCTAAATGTGTTAACTAAAGTTTAGTCTTTGAAATATTTGTTAAGCATTTCAAGTCTGTCATGTGCAGTAGCCATTTTATCTAGCTCTTTTTGGATCGTTTCAACGATGTCTGAATGTTCGCCAATACCTACTACTTGCCTCATATAAACCTCAATGTTAGCTTTATGAAGGTCAATTTCTGCTTCTGCGTGTTTCTTTGCCGCCGCTAAAATTATTTCTTTCAACATAAATTCCTTTCCTAGCTACACCGTCTATAAACCTACTTGAGTGCTTACTCCAATGTTATTCATTTACTTCTTGTAATTTTGTACTTCTTTATATTTAGTCTTTGTTTTGTATGTCCTGCGTTGGGCTTTGTTTCAAAAGGGCCCTGTCCTGTAATATCCTTTGTGTGTATTTTATTTTAGTTATATGTCCTTAACACTTAACCGTGAGTGTTAAACGTGTGTATTACGGCACAACCCGATTTGGTGCCCTCGGAGAGACTCGAACTCTCACGTCTTGCGACACAGGTTCCTAAGACCTGCGTGTCTACCAATTCCACCACAAGGGCAAATACTTAATGGTGCCGTTACACGGATTCGAACCGCGGACCTACTGATTACAAATCAGTTGCTCTACCAGCTGAGCTATAACGGCATAATTTTATTTAGTTCAGTCTTGAACTTGTCTATTAACCTTTGCCACTTGCAGTAATATATCTACTCCAAGTACATCTTCTAACTTTGACCAGGGATCAATGAAGGTATCTCTTTCATCATCATAAGTGTAAGTTCCTATAAGATCTTCTGACTTCTGATATATATCATTAATATCATTAGCTAGTTTCTCATATCTGTTGATAAGATCTAAATCGTCGCCCACTATTGTAACTCAGGAAACATCTGCTTTACATAGTTCTTTACTATGACTTTTGTATCATTATCAACAGTTTCTATAGAAATTTTACCGGTACCCTTGTCTCTTACTTCGTCTTTTGCTAATTGCAATAATTCTCTTTTGTTTAGTTTCTGAATTTTTGCTAAATCAACAATATTACTAGTAAAAGCACTTAAGATATATGTGCTAACATCGTCAATACACATAGGTACTTCGATCTTAGCTTTTATCCTTTTGATCCCATCTTCATATTTTGTTGCTCTCATATTATTTTACTCTATTAGCCTTTAATTGCCGTTCATACTTTTATTTATAAGGTGTATGACACTTACTTACAAGTATACCTACTGTATTATTTGAAGTTGATGTAATAGTATGAATCATTGTAACAAAGTTCATTTCTGCTACAGTTTCTACACCATTTACATTTTTAACTCCAATCCAAGTATGATCAGGACCGCCTACATCTTGTTTTACGTTATACTCGTTTGTGTACAACCAAATTGATGTTTCGTTGTTTGTAATACTTGCATTTAGTATTTGTTTACTCATTTCTTCATTTATTACGCCATCTGTTGTAGCTGTCGCACTATCTGGCAAACATACCAAAGTATGTTGTAGATCATCTTGTGCAACATCTAGTGATGTTTGATGTTTTGCCTTTTGTCCTGCAAATACAGAACTTGACATTCCCATTATTAACGCCATTGTAAAGATTACTTTAATCATAATTACCTCTTTTGTTAGTTATTAAGTATTAATATACAGGCAAGAGCTTCTTTTGTCAACCAAGAAATGTTATTTTTATTGGTTTTTTTAAACTTTTTTACTTTTATGTACATTAACTGGTCTTTATAGGATAACCACTGTTAAAAGGCGTATATAGCAGTTTATTCGCCGAATTTAGTATGGATCTACTGTTGGAATAATCGTCATCTAGTCCTGATGAATATATATTATCTTGGCTTGCCAAGTTTCTAATTTTTTGTTTCAATGATGCGGCGGTATGGTAAGGTTCTAACTGTAGTATACACGCACCTAGTCCACAAACCTGTGGACTTGCCATACTTGTACCAGTAATATTATTTTGTTTATAATTACTATTAGCATGATATGTACTTCCTCCGCTCTCATTTGTCCATGCACTCATTATATTTGTTCCTGGTGCATATACTGTAATTCCTGGTCCTGTTTCGCTTGAACTTGCTTTTTGTTCTAGTCCACCACTGTGCAAGTTACTATCTAAATTACCAATCATCATTGCGTTATTACCAAATGGTGATCCACCTCTGTGATAATAATTTTTTGTTCCGTTAGTATTAGTATAATAGTTATTATAATCTATACCACCTGTTTCATCTATTTTTTGTCTTGAATTTCCTGCCGCTATACAAACGTGTATACCTTCATCGGCTAATTCCTGCACATCTGCATCTGTACTAATTACTCTTATTGGATGTCTACTAAAAAATCCACCACCTATCATTCCATAGTCTGCTCTTTTACTAGTTCCTGTCCAATTTGTTCCTCTGTAATTACCACCTGTAATATTAACAAACCCTGTACCTGTTCCCCAACTCATATTAACTATTGTTGGTCTTCTGTATCCTGTACTTGTAATTGGTTTATTTCTATGCCATAGTTTAATGATATCAAATGCTCCTGAAACTGGAAAGCCTTGTGTATCACCTGACAAATTTACTCTAACACTATAGATATGTGCATTTTTAGCCCAGCCATAATTTAGACCTGCTACTGTTCCTGCACAATGTGATCCATGTCCATTCCAATCTGAATAATGTCCAGAAGGCATTGAACCACTTATACCACTTTCAGCATACCAATCAATTTGTTTTATTCTACTATTACCATCTGCATCATTAAACTCTGGGTGACCTATTTGTATACCTGTGTCTTGTATTACAACATCAACTCCTGTACCGTCTAATGTATAAGCAAATTGATCATCACTTGGAGATGAGAATGTATAAGGATTATTTTGTTCTATGCATCTACGCATACCCCAATTCATATAATTGCCACTATCTGATGTTGTTTTTGAAAAATTTCCTGTTTGGATAGCAAGGGGTTCAATAATTAAATTGTCGTCTTGCTCTGGTGGTAGTTCTACTGCATCTACTCTTGAATCTTTTCTTAATTTAATTACTTCTAATGCGTTCAAGGCATAGTGTGTATTTCTTTTACTACCTGGTCTAGCATTTGCTACATCTACAGTTCTATTAGGAATATCACCTGCGCCAGTAGACGCAATCATTTCTTGATTAAACTGTGCATAATCAACGTCTGATTTTAATGTAACAATATATTCACGTTCTATCAATTTAAATCTACCCACGCATTATTGGCGTAACCTTGAAACTTGTTAATATCAGTATTATAAATCATATCGCCACTTTCAGGTGATGATATTTGATTTCTTTCTACTGTTGTCATTGTTGCAAGTTTCATTGGCACCTTTCCTGTTACTTCTACTCTTTGTGTTGCAGTTAGTGATAAGTTATTACCACTTGCGAGTACTATGTTGCCTGTACCTGTGACTGTAAAATTATTTGTTGTTACACTTGTAAATGTTGGGTTTGTTGGATAACTTCCACCGCCACCACTTGACAGTAAATTATTATTATCTGTTAGCTGGCTTAGGTCTGTTGGAATAGTTGGTAAGTTAGTTAGGCTATTATAGTTTCCATCAAATAAGTTTGGTTTATTTGTTAAATCTATATAACTGCCTGAAAATAATTGTGTTTGTAAAGCATACGGAGTCAAATCTATCGAAGGTTGATAGTTTGCTAATTCTGTTTGTAATTGTGTGCTTGTTACATAATTAGATAGTGTTGTTTGTAATTGTGTATTTGTTATTGCACCACTTGCTGAACTTGCTGACGAGCCTGAGCTTGTGCTACCGCCGCCACCTAAATTTGTTGTTGTAGCAGGTGATGATGTAACTACTGTACCACTTTCAGCTAATCCTGCCAATCCTGGTTGTGTATTAGTTTGTTCTGGATCACCTACACTTGTTTCTTGTACTGCTTGAATACTTCTTTGTGTATAGCCTGTTACTCTACCACAATGATCATATATTGGTTGTCTTTCTGCTAGTGCTACTGTAGGAGCACCGTCGTTTTCTAATTTTGCTAATAGTTCTGGTTCAAGTAGATATGCAAATATATTATTTCCTGCTTCATCTACTTCGTATGCTTTTAAACTGTTATACAATGATTGTAAATTACTAGCATATTGTTGACTTTTTGCTAGTGTCATATTTTCGTTATCTACTGCTACACCAACATTTGTGTTTACTCTATTTGTAGGAGCAAATATACTTCCACCTGTTGAACTTGAACCTTTAAAATTATTTTCAAATTCAATTAAGTTTTCCATATCAGTTTTAAAAGCATTTAAATCATCAATTAATCCTTGTTGAATGTTAGCTGGTAAGTTAGCAAGATTGCCAACTTGATCACCTAGACGTTTTAAGATACCACTCGTAAATAAATTTGGATTAAATTTCCCATCAGTTCCTATACAGCCACCTATGTCACCGTCTGCCATAGTTCCTAGTGTGTCAAGTATATCTTTACCTGCTCCTACAAAACTACCCATTGCATCTCTAAGAACATTTGGAATAGCACGTGGAACAACTGGTGTACCACAGAAGTTAATCATATTTGCAATGGCCGCAAATTCAGCAACGGCAGAATTTAATCTACCTAATGCATTATCAATATTTGTGTGTGCTATAAAATCATCAAGAGCTTTTTCAGCATCTTCTAATGCTCCTCTTAGATCTGCTAGTGCTTCTGGAATTTCTGGTATTAGTCTACCAAGATTTACTTTTAAACATATTTGTAAATTAGGTAACTTAATTCCGTTACCTGCTAGTAAACTACAAATAATTTCTTTTAAACTGTATGCTTGAGTTTGTGCGGTGATTGTGCCATCATTAACATCTACATCAACTTGACCAGTTGGTATGTCAACTTTGGTTCCGTTGATATAATCATTAAAATCTTCTAAACCGTCTTTAAAATCACCTACACTCATTTTATTTTGATCCTATGTAGCCTGCAATAATTCCAATCATTCCTGTTAATGACATTTTCATTAAAGTAATTACTGATTCGTCTACTGGTCTATTTTCTTGCAAGGCAACATAATAGTCACCAATTATAATAACACCTAGTAATGTAAGTACCCCTACAGTTAGAGCTACTATAACTAGGTCTTTTAAATTCTTAATCATGTTATTGTCCTATATAAACGTCAGGACTACCACTATCTGATTTTGGATTGCAATGTCCAGGTAATGGACAAAATCTATCTGCATCGGAATCGTTTGGAACGACAACAACTAATTTGTTGCCTACAAATACATTTTTGCATTGTGCGTTAAGAGCACCTCCGCCATGACTATTTGGATCTCTATCAACACTAATAGGTTGATTATTTACATGAACGTTACTATGTCCTTGTGCTTCTGTTGAGGCACCACATGAACGTTTATCTCCGTGTCTATGAACTGGTTGCATTTGCTACTGTTAATCCTGTACTTTGTTTGATATACATATCACTTGCGTCTTTAGCAGACTTAACTATGCATATAATACTATTTATCTTTAATTTGATCTTAGTATCTGGACTAACGGTAAACATATAAGGCGCTAAGGCCATGCCGTTTTGAGCGGCAACAAGTATGTAAGGTTTAGCTAACGTAACTGTTTCATCAGTTTCTGTATCTAATCTTGCAATCATTTCTTCACCAGAAGAAAGTTTAATACTTACTACATCACCTACTTGGTATTGTGTTTCTATTAACATATATTATCCTGTTGATTCACCAGTTCCATTAAAACCAGTGTCTTCAATGTATTTTAGAAACTGATCATATCCACCAACTACTTTACCATATACTTTAATTTGTGGAAATGTTCTAGCTTCAGGGAAGTTTTCAAAAACTTGCTCCCTATTGAAATCTACGCCTAACTGTTTATAGACGAATTCAAATTTTCTTGATTCACATAATCTTTTTGCGGCATCGCAATAACCACATTGTGGTTTACCCCATATCTCTATCATTATAAACTCATTCCTTCAAAGGTGTCTTCACCTACATCTTTTTTAACACCACCAATAACGTAACTACTAATTTCTGTTTCTTGTGGTGCAACTTGAACCTCTGCTCCTGCTATCCATTTTTGTGTCCAAGGTAACGGGTTAGCTTGGCCAGGACTATAAGGACACTTCATACCTAAAGCTGTCATACGTTTACAACAAATCCATTCAATATAATCTTGTAATAATTTTGAATTAAGACCAATCATTGATCCATCTTTAAACAGATAATCTGCCCATGCTTTTTCTTGATCAACTGCGTCTATAAACATTTTTGTAACTTCATCTTCGCATTCTACTCTAATTTTTTCAAAGTCTGGATCTTCTTTTGGCAATACTTTTGTTAATGCATATTGCGTACTTGCTAGGTGAACATTCTCATCACGTGCAATAAACTTAATAATCTTTGCATTACCTTCCATTTTCTTAAGCTCAGCAAACGCCCAACTACAAGCAAATGAAACATAGAATCTAACACCTTCTAAAATGTTAACACTATTTAAAGTTAACCATAATTTTTTCTTTAAGTCATACAGATCAACATTAACTTCTTTTCCGTTTACTTTATGCTTACCTGTTCCTAACAAATTATAATAACTTGTTAGTTCAATTAAATCATCATAGTATTTAGAAATATCACCTGCACAATCAACTATCTCTTTACTGTCAGTTAGCTCATCAAAAACTTTAGTAGGATCAGCATATACATTTCTAATAATATGAGTATAGCTTCTACTGTGAATTGTTTCTGAGAATGTCCAAGTAATAATCCAATTTTCTAATTCTGGTAAACTAACGATAGGACTAAATGCTTCATTAGGAGCTCTACCTTGAACACTATCTAAAAGAATTTGACGTTTTAGATTACTTGTAAAAATATGTTGTTCATGCTCTGTAAGATCTTTAAAGTCTTTTGCATCTTTACTTACATCAACTTCTTCAGGTCTCCAAAAGAAACCTAATTGTTTATCAGTCAATTTATCAAACTGTTTATATTTTAAAGTATCGTATCTTTGAAATCCTAAATCACCATCTAAAAAAGCATTTGCTTCTGTATGATATTTTTCATTCTTAATATTAATAACGCCCATTTTATTCCCTCTACTAAATTACGCAACTTTCACAATAGTCGTCGTACTGTTCATCTGATTCAAAGTCTTCACGGCCTTTAAGTGGTTTGCTTTTAAATTCAATCTCACCTTGACCATCATATGTATTAAAATAATACAACTGTTTACCACCGTACTTGTAAAACATTACAAGATGTTGTAGCATAACACTTAATGGAATCTTCTCGTCTGGAAAAAACTCCGGGTTATAACTTGTATTTACCGATATGCCCTGATCAATATACTTCTGGAGAACGGCCATAATCTTTAAATAACCTTCTGGACTTTTTTGAGTCCATAGTAGATCATATTTATTCTTTAGACGTGCATATCCAGGTACAACCTGTTTCAAAACACCATGTTTTGATTGCTTTACACTTACAAATGCACGTGGTGGCTCAATACCGTTAGTACTATTGCTTATTTGTGCTGACGTTTCAGCAGGCATAAGAGCCATTAATGTACTGTTACGAATACCACTATTTCTTAATCTTTCACGTAGTTCTTCCCAAGGCATACGTTCTTTATGTGGTACTAGTTCATCTAATTCTTTTTTGTATGTCATATTAGGTGTAATACCATCACCGTATCTTGTTTCACCTGTACCAGTTATTGGTCCATATTCTTCTGCAAGTTCTACACTTGCTTCTATTAAGTAATAACTCCAAGCTTCTGCCCATTCGTCTACTTTAGCTAATCCACGTTTGCCAATATTCTGATATGTTAAATCATTTTTTGCTAACCAATATGCAAAGTTAATAATACCTATACCTAATGGTCTACGTTTCATTGTGCTTAATTCTGCCGCTAATACTGGATATTGTTGATAGTCTAATAATGCATCTAATCCACGTACTGCTAATTTACAAACTTTTTTAAACTTACTAGGTTCACTAATATTTCCCCAATTGATTGCACTTAACGTACATAAACTAATTTCACCTTCTTTGTCTCTAACACTATACAAAGGTTTAGTAGGTAAATTAATTTCACAACATAAGTTACTTTGTTTAATAGGTGCTAGTTCAGGCTTGAACGAACCATGCGAATTAGCATGATCTACATTCATCAAATAAACTCTTCCTGTATTTTTACGTTCTTCCATAAACATTCCAAATAACTCAGATGCTTTAAGAACTTTTTTTCTAATTCCAGTTTTCTTTTCAGCTTTCTCATATATTTCTTTAAACTTATCTTGATCAGCAAAAAATGCATCATATAAGCCTGGAACATCTGCAGGTGAGAAAAGTGTAATATTACCATTTGTAAGTAAACGTTCATACATTAATTTATTAAACTGTACGCCATAATCCATATGTCTTACACGATTATCTTCTGTACCTTTATTATTTTTAAGTACAAGCAAGTCTTCAACTTCTAAGTGCCAAATAGGATAGTATAACGTAGCCGCTCCACCACGAACACCACCTTGACTACATGACTTGACTGAACTTTGAAATAATTTATAAAAAGGAATAACACCTGTATGTGTTGCATCACCGTTTCTAATTTTTGAACCAATGGCACGAATAGAACCACCGCCAATACCAATACCTGCTTTCTGTGAAACATATTTTACAATAGCAGATGATGTAGCATTAATACTATCTAAATCGTCATCAGTTTCTACTAGAACGCAAGAAGAGAATTGTCTTTGTGGTGTACGTACACCTGCCATTACTGGCGTAGGCAAACTAATATCAAAATTACTAATTGCGTCATAGTAATCTTTAACCCATTTCATTCTTTCTTCTTTTGGATATTGACTAAACAATGTTGCTGAAATCATCATATAACATACTTGTGGTGTTTCAAATATTTCACCTGTTGCTCTATTTTGTACTAGATACTTTCCACGAAATTGTTCCATGGCCGCATATGTCATATCTTCATCACGTTCATGTTTAATAAACTCTTCCATTTGATTAATTTCATTTTCATCATAAGCAGAAAAAAATTCTGGATCATATAAACCACGATCAACATTCATACGAGCTATCTCTCGTAAATGTGGTGGTTCAAATTTATCATAAACTTGTTTACGTAAATGGTAGTTAATAAGTCTACCAGCTACCCATTGATAATTTGGTGTTTCTTCTGATATAAGATCAGCCGCCGCTTTAATTAATGTTTCTTGAATATCTGCACTCTCAATTCCATTATAAAATTGTAAGTGACTTTTAATTTCTACTTCACTAGCACTTACACCTGTAATATTTTCGCAGGCGTAAAATACAACCTTATGCATCTTCTCAAGGTCAAGTTCTTCTTCTGTACCATCTCTTTTTTTGATTATTGTTTTTATTGCTGTCATCATTGTCCTAAATCTCAAATAGTCTTGTATTTACATCGGCTGTAGCTATAGATAACTATTTGCTTAATGTACTAACATCAATATCTTTTAAAACTTCTAGTTCTTTGTCTATAATGTCAGTGGTGTCTATATTGTTATAATTATAGTTTAAAACGTACTTGTTGTCAACTAAAACTATTAACTTTATATCATTTTTTTCCACAGTTTGTACAAGCAATATTCTACAGGCTATATTACTATAGTGTAACGTGTATGCCATACCCAACGACACAACATTTTCGTCGTAATCATTCTGATGTAGCATTTCCCAAGGTGTACTCCATGTTGACTCATCAAATGGATCAACTTTTCTAGTACCTACTGGTGTTGTATTCCAAAAGTCTAAAACAACTTGTAATTGTTCTAAAATATTGGAAACACCACAAATCCGTTTCCTTAATTCACGCCACCTTTGAATTCTTTGTCTAGGAGGCAATTGCCATACTTCGTCCATTTATTTAAAATGATTTTTGTACGTATTTTAATGTGTGTACGGTATCAAGATCTGTAGTATCAAACATTAAACTAAATTTGTCTGTACTATTATGTGAAAGACTAAAGACTAAAGGCATTGCGCCATTGCTGATGTCATATACGTCTTTGATTGAGCTTGTTGTAGGAACGCCAGCATTGTCATCAATTAGGATTGATAACTGTCCGTGTCTTGAAGCTGACGTTGTTGTTAAACTATAATCAATAGTAATCTTATCTTTATTTGCACAAATAAATTCAATTCCTGATTCTTTAGGTCCTGCAGAATCTGCTGTCAGTTTGTTTAGACTTTGAGACTGTACTGGATTTGGGAATGCTTCTGCATGGTAGCCAACTTCTTTATTATAGTAAAGTTCAAAAACTGTACTAGATGTAGGAGTTGAAGATAAGCCATGCGAGAATGATGCAACTGCATCCTTGAATGTTATGTTATTACCTGTTATAGAAATATTATCACTTGCTGGGTTAACTGTGATTCCATAAGTATACTGATCTAAATTAGCGATTAAATCTAAATCAATAGGATCGCCGTTTGCTGAAGTAAATTCTACTTTAGCTGTCGTTGCATCACTATTACTTACTTGGCAAGTTCCATTTACTGAAGCTTGTCCTATGAATAATCTTTGAATGTCTTGTGCAAGTCCAAATTCACCTGGTAGTAATTTTGGCAAATCTGCCAAATTACCTTTTCTAACTGTCATTCTAGCTGTCGTTGTTGTCATTGTTTATTCCTTAATATAATGTATTTATCTTTATAGATTATAAAATTGTTCTAAACGTTCGGCCCATTTAAGTTCCCATTGTTTAAATTCTGTACTATCTGCTTCAAATAATTGAAACTCACCTGCTCTACTGCACATAAAAACAGCTATGTTTGATATGTTTGTTCCATACATTTCATTGTGGGCGTTTGCATAGGCCGCTCCTTGTAGGAAATAATCATCAATCCATTCACGTTTTTTAGGTTTATTGGTCTGTTTAAAGTCCATGATAGTTTGTTTACCTTTATATACTCCAACTAAATCTGTTGTACCTGCATATAAATCTTTTGCTACTAAATTAACCTCTGATCCCCACACTTCGCTAATATCAGGTTCCACATTGTCTATTACAACTTGTGCCATACCTTTTGCTTGTTTATGGACCATATTATTTCCTGGATTGTATTCTTCATTTTTAAACCATTTTTCTAATATATTATGCATTACAGATCCAACATTAGATGCTTCAGTTACAATACGTTGTGCTTCAGCATCTCCTACACGTTTTTTCCATCTAGCCAATCCTGCTTTTTTATCTGCTGATTGGGTTGCACTTAAAATAGTGGTTACACTTGGAACAGGATCGCCCCAAGGATTCTCATATAGACGTTTCCCGTCTACCGAGGTTCTTTTAAATTCTTTATAATCATAAGGGGATTTTATTTTTAACATACTCATAGTATATGTGCCTTCTATAGAAATGTCAATGAGTTATTTGAGATTTTGTTGATTACCAATATACATACCAT